TCAGTATAGCACAACTTAAATTAGCGTCAAATAAATTTAACGGAAGTCAGTATAGCACAACTTAAATTAGCGTCAAATAAATTTAACGGAAGTCAGTATAGCACAACTTAAATTAGCGTCAAATAAATTTAACGGAAGTCAGTATAGCACAACTTAAATTAGCGTCAAATAAATTTAACGGAAGTCAGTATAGCAATATGCTTGTTTGTTATTATTATCACGCGTGCTACGCGGTCGGGCTTAATTAATTAATTAATTTAGTACTAATACAATATAAAAAGAAAAGTTAATTCAAAAGATTTATTTAAATACGCTAAAAATAATTATCACAAAAAAAAGATAAAAGCAAAAGAAAATGATTTTTTTGGTATGGGGATAGGAGATAGAAAGGATTAACTCTATTTAATGCCTATTAAATGCTTTTTAAGCCGTTATTTAAGCATTTCTCTTGTGTTTTGATATGCATGTACTAACTTGCATTAGTTTTGCATTGTATGGCATTAAAAGTGCCTTATTAAGCATTCAAATACTATTTTGACAATCTATTTTACCAATAGGGGGTTTAAATACTATTTTTAACTAAATAGACTGAGTTATTTTGTGATAAAATATTGATTAAGTAATGTTGTATTTATGCTATTGTTATAACAAAGGATATGTTACTTTATGCCACAATATCTCTTTAGCTCAGAATCAGTTTCATCTGGTCATCCTGACAAAATTGCTGACCAAATATCCGATGCGATACTGGATGCAGTCATTGCCCAAGATAAATACGCTAGAGTTGCAGCAGAAACACTAGTTACAGCAGACTTAGTAGTATTAGCAGGAGAAATAACCACTTCTGCCACTGTGGACTATGCCCAGATTGCCCGCAATACTATCGCTGCTATTGGATATACTGACAATAACTCACGCTTCTCTGCTGATAATTGCCAAATACTCGTTCGTTATAATACCCAGTCTGCAGATATTGCATTAGGCATCGGACATGGAGTCTCTGCCAGCACGGGAGCGGGAGACCAGGGGATAATGTTTGGCTATGCTTGCGATGAAACACCCGAGCTCATGCCTGCACCTATTCATTATGCCCATCGTCTTATGGAACAGCATGCCTTATTACGCCGCAATGGCAGCATCGCTTGGTTGGGTCCTGATGCCAAGGTGCAGATAACGATGTGCTACGATGAACGCAGCGGCAAAGCCCTCTATTGCGATAATATCGTGCTCTCAACTCAGCATCTTATCCCACTGCCTTACGCTGCTATTGCCCACGAGGTAATAGAGCAGATAATCAAGCCAATAATCCCAGCATCGCTGCTACAGAGTAATACTCGCTACTTAATCAATCCTACAGGTCAGTTTATTATTGGCGGTCCCCAAGCAGATACTGGGCTAACTGGCAGAAAGATTATTGTTGATACTTACGGTGGAGCAGCAGCTCATGGTGGCGGGGCGTTCTCGGGTAAAGATCCAACTAAAATGGATCGGTCAGCTGCTTATGCTGCACGCTATGTTGCTAAAAATATCGTAGCGGCAGGATTAGCCAAGCAATGTCAGGTGCAGCTAGCTTATGCCATCGGAGTATCAGAACCAGTCAATATCAATGTCTACACTTTCGGTACAGGCACGATGATGACTGATGAGCAGTTAATTACGCTAATCCGCTATACTTTTGATTTAAGCCCACGAGGGATTATCAGCACGCTAGATTTATTGCGCCCAATCTATCTAAAAACAGCAGCATATGGACACTTCGGTAGAGCAGAATTTAGCTGGGAGAGGGTTGGGGTGGTGTGAGAGGTGCAAAAATACCTCTCATGATAATATTTTATTGTTTAATGATAAAACTATTCATTTCTATATAGTAATGATTAGTAGCTTCACTGATTTCTTGATCTTGCATAGACGCAATATTATCAAATTCTTTAACAGCTAACTTATGCTTATTGTGAAGAAATAATTTTTTATCTTCATATTCAGACAGCGTTGATTTATAATGCTCTTTAATAGCGTTAACGTTGGCTTTTAATGATAAAAGAGGATTAGGACAAATGTTGTCAAATGTCTTTTTTTCACATGATACTGCTTCGGTTAATCTTTTAAGATGTTCTTTTAATATATCTTCCTTTGCTTTAGTTTCTGCTTTTAATGCTGTTAAAGAATCTTGATATATAATTTTATATTCATCTAGGTTGTTAACTGCCATGTTATAAGCTATAACTGTATTAGAGACCATTTTTTGCTGTTCTTCTATCATGGGTCATTCCTTTATGTTGTTGATATATTTAGATAATGCAAGACTAAAGGCTTCTCTAATATTGATTTTATTAGTTATTGCTATTTGTCTTAGTTTTGCTATTGATGAATGGCGTACATGTGTTTTAATATTGCATGTTTGGCTATTATTAACATATTTATCAATTACTAATTCAATAAAAGCTATGCGAGACATTATCTTAGACTCTTGATTCATTAGGCTAAGTATATGCATAATGCTTTCTCTATCACTACCACTTATGTAAATGTTTGGTAAGTTTTTTGTCATAATATTTCCTTTTTAATTAAAATAGCTAATTGATCAGCTTGTGGGATTAATAATTTAATCCTAAAAATGCTTTGGTGCTCAATCTCATTGTTTATAAGCATAAATTTAATATATTCATCGTCTAATTTGGCACATGGAATATTATGTTTTTGCAAATGTTGCGTTCTGTTCTCAAGATAATCTTCCAAGAAATCTTCGATTTGTTCTTCTAGAATTTTGCTATTTTCATATATAGCTTTATCTAGATCATTATTATTTTCTCTTATATTATTTAATATTTGATCAAATTCTATATATAGGTCTGACGATGACCCTAATATTTTTCTGCATTTGTATAGTAATGCAGTGTTTTCCTCAAGGTATAGTCCGTAATCCATAGTAAACTCCTTTGATTGCTAAAAGTTAGTCTCATTGATACAATGTATTGATAAATACCCCAATACACCCCATTATTCTACCACATCACAATTCCATTTGTCAAATTAATTTTTAATTAATATTAATTAATATTAAAATCATAAAAATGATACAATATCATTACTATGACTACTAAAAACCTTACCCAAGACATGTTAATTGCATTACGTGATATGTACTATGAGGGCATGGCTGCTGGTATCCCGCTAGCAATGATTTCTAGATCATTCTCAAAGTCATTCAACCTGGATTATGTGTTACAAAATACAGAAATAAACTGGCTTAAAAGCAAAGACTGGCATAACCCCAACAAAATACTATCTACTTTAAGGGATGCTTATAAAAATAATGACCATATAAAATTACAGTCAAAAGAATTGCTAGACAACCATAATCAAGCTCATAAAGATAGTAATATTTCCATAATTCCTACTAGATACATTAGTAAAGATGTTAAAATAGAAGAAACAGATTATGATATCTGCATGAATGAAGCAATTAGACAAGTTATATCTGGCATTTTTCAAGCAGGTGGCATTCAAGGAGGAGCGACAGAGCAAATGCAGCATGCTGCTATTCTTAGTACATGGGTAGAGGTTTTCCGTAAAATCAATCTAATACAGAAAATTAATCTTGAGAATACGCTTCTGAATAAGAAAATACAAGAATATGGTTCATCAGCTAGTATTAATGAACAATTAACTCCTGAAATAACAGTCATTAAGTCAAGAGATGAAATTACAGAAGATAAAAATAATAAGCAATGATGGTATGGTTTCAAGCCCTATCATCATAAAGAAAATAAAATTTTCGGTTCTGGAAGAGTTATTATTTTTATTTGATAAAAGCATTAAGTATAAGGTAGTTTATGGTGGAAGGGGTTCAACTAAAAGCCGGTCTATAGCGCAAGTATTAATTTTCTTTAGTATGAAATATGCCCCATGTAAGATACTTTGTTGCCGCCAATTCCAAGCTAGTATACACGATTCAGTACATGGGCTATTGAGCGATATAATAATGAATTTAGGATTAGATAAATATTTTCTTATTACCAATAATTCAATAAAAAATATATGGGGTAGCGAGTTTTATTTCACAGGGCTACAGATTAACCCTCAAAGCCTAAAAAGCAAAGAAGGTTATTTATTTTGCTGGATTGAAGAAGCAGAAAATATTGAGGAAAGAGCATTTAATATTCTTAACCCTACAATCAGGTTATCTGGTTGCAATATTTTTATATCATTTAATCCAGTAGATATAAACGGATTCATTTATAAAAATTTTGTTACCAACAATAACCGCACGAATTGCCGAATCCAGCAGATTAACTATACTGATAATATATGGGCGAGCAAAGAATTTATTGATGATGCTGAATATATGCTGAAAAATGATATACAGCAATATAATCACCATTATTTAGGAGCACCCCTTAGAATTAGTGACGCAGTAATATTTAAGGATAGATGGGAGGTTTCTACTATAGAATATGAGGTAAGATCGTTGCATGAAGAGTTATATTTATATACTAACCATGAGTTAGTAAATGGTGGGAATAACCAATTACTTTATGGATTAGATTATGGGTTTACTGATGCACTTGCTATTATAGAATGCTTTGCACACAATGCTATTTTATATGTTACTAATGAATTATATAGAAGCCAATTACCTATTTTAGATATAGCAAAAGAGGCAATTACATTAATGCCTTATATTGACAGGTATAAAGTTGCATGCGATGACTCTGCACCAAGTATTATTAATGCTTTATGTGCTGAAGGAAATTATAGGCTAAATGCTACAAGAGCATATAAAGGAGAGATTATGCATGGTATCATTATCATGAAGCAATTTAGGAAAATAATAATTGATAAAAAATGTAAAAACCTTATTAGAGAGATAGCTAATTATAAGTATAGCCAGGATAAAATTACAGGAGAAATAGATAAAAAACCTATTGATAAGAATAATCATGCTATTGATGCTTTAAGATATGCAGTTACCTACATGATGAATAACAGAGAAGAGCAATGATAGATAAAATTAAAAATATGTTAAAATCAAAAAATAATGGTATTGATATTCATGCTTCGTGTAGACATGATATTGAAAGTATTTACGCACATTTTATGCAAGTTAAAGCTAGTAATGAATCTGAACATGACGCTACCATAAAATATGGCATTGATGAAGATATTAGACAGTTTAATCAGAATAATCCTTGTAAAGATAATATTAGAAAAGATAGCAAAGAAGATTTATCTATTAATTTACAGGATATATCCAGATATAGCATTCTCATACCATCAATTTCTTACCATGGTTATGATTTTTTATATAGCTTTATTCAAAACCCCATAATCAACAGGGCTGTGAGTTTTTTGTCACAAACAGTTACTAGAGGAAGAATAAATATTATTGGTGGAGATGAAGCAATTGTTAAGCAATTACAGAATTCACTAGAAAATTTCAATTTTTACCAAATACTAGCTGATGCTGCATATATGAGTATTTCATATGGAACTTGTTTAATTTTACCGCTATATAAGGAAAATAAACAAGATAAAAGCAATTGTACTCCTCTATTTATTAAAAATGTTGCAAAAGGATCATTAATTGGATTCAATATTATTGACCCAGCACAGTTCAGCATCTCTAGAGTGCAAACAAACCCAGAATTACCATTATTTTACTGTCCAATTCAATACCAGATAATTGGCAATTCATACCATTATTCGCGTGTTATTCAAGTAATTTTTAATAAAGAAAATAATGCTTATCTTAAATATAGATATAAATTTGGAGGTATAGGTATAGTACAATTAATGGTTGATAGTGTTATAAAGTATTTACATAGCGTTAACGACTTAACGGAAATTATAGGGATGATGAACCTATTAGTAGTAAAAACCGGTAATATTAGAACTCACCAGGATAGACTAGGAGTAGATGGACAAGATAAACAGTCCATTGCTAATCATGCGTATAATGCCATATTATGCAAGAGGAATAATAAGCAATATATCATCACACAGGATGATTTAACTAATATTACTGCAAACTTACAGGGTATGCCAGATGCAATAAGTATACTAGAGCATAATATAGCATTATCAGCTGGAATATCACATTCTGGATTATTTGGCAGAAGTGCTGGTGGCTTAAATTCTACAGGAGAAGGGGATAAAAGGAATGATGATGATAGGTGTGAAAGCATTAGAGACAATACTCTTTATACGCCAACTAAAAGGATGTTAGATATCATACAAATGAGTTTATTTGGACAAATTTATCCTGATATTACTTTTGAATTTGACCCATTGTCAGAACTTGATTCTGAAAAAGTAGCTAATGAAAATTATATTAACGCACAAACTGATCAGATGTATTATAATATGGGAGTCAAGACATCTTCAGATATTAAGGAAGGTCTTTAGGAGATGATAAGTTATGCAGTATTCTATAGATTAATATTTTTGTTCTTTCTTATGGCTATATATTTATTAGAGAATTTTTTCAATTTTTCTGAAATAAATCTTATTGCATTTTTCTGCTTTTATTTATTGACAGAAATACTTTCTACGCTTAAAACTCATGTTAAGATTGCTAATGAACAGCTAAAGATTCAGCATGAAAATCTGAAGTTTGTCAAAACATTATCAACTATTGGTAAGAGAAATTATGACTAATAGAACTAAGTTATCAAATGGATCGATAAGAATTAAAGATAATATTATTGCTGCTGAAGATATATTATATTATCGTGGGTATCTATTGCATAAACAATTAGACAATCTAGATCCGAATAAGTTGTATGCTGTTTATAATCCAGCTGATGTTATTAAAAAGGCAACAGATGGTATAGGGTCACTACCTATAGATTTTCAACATAGAACATCAGAATACCTAGGAGAAACTATTTTAGGAACTACTATAGGCTCTCCGCAACTTGATGAAAAAAATAATTTAGTTGCTGATATTGAAATATGGAATACTAAGGCATTAAATGATCTTGAATCTATTGATGAACTAAAGTTTAGCTTAGAATATATAAGTGATATTAGACAGCAAAGTGGTACATTCAAAGGTAAAAATTTTGATATTATAACAGATAAAATTATACCTTTATCATTGTCACTGACAAATATCCCAAGATCAACAAAAACTATACTTAAAGACTCAATCCTAGATGGAGAAAATATGGATAACCAAACTCTTAATGCTGATAATAACGAGTTGATTGAAACTAAATTATTGTCTGAAGTGCAATCAATAACAGCTCTACTATCACATGTCATTGCAAGATTAGATACTATAGTATCAGCGATGGGAAACAATCAATTATCAGAAATGAAAGATAATAAAGAAGAAATTACAATACAAGATACTAGAAAAGATGCTACAATAGAAGATGAAAGTATTAATTTAGAAAATGAAATTATATCATTAGTTGGCAAAGGAGCTGAAGTTGATTATTGTAGGCATTCTTTTGCCAAAAAGCCGATTAATTATAATAATGTACAACTTTATAGGGACAAATAAATGATTTCTCAAACTCAATTTAAGAATTATCAGTATCAACTTTCACAAACTAAGATTATCACCAAACTAGATACTGCTTTACCAGGACAATCAGCTAATGCTGACTACATTAGAGATCTAAGAGTTGGGGTTATACAAGATGCTGCTGCTATCGGGATCAGTTTTTGCTGGATTGTAGATAATCCATCTTATAATGGAAGTGATGGCACATACAAAAGAGACTCACAAGGAGTGCATAATGACCAATTTACAGTAATAAAAGGAATTAATACTCTTATTGCTGGGTTTTTAATTTCTCCACAACCAACAATTGTAAATAATGCCATTATGACTGGTTATAACAATACTACAAAACAAGGAGATATTGTCAGACTAGCAAATAGTGGGTCATTCTTTGCTTTTGCCTTTAACTTAAATCCTTCAAATATTATCTATAGATCAGATAAACTTTATATAGGCAATGATTCAGGAATATTATATATTTCTTCAGCAGTACAATCTGATACTAATTTTACATTGCTTGACTGGTATATATATGGCTTTGGTGACTCTATTATTTGTAATATAATTAATCCTGTAGCAAACCCTACAATGCAAAACTTACAAATGATTAATATTAAAAAGGGGGTGTAACATGTCTTTTATGTCTGAAAAATCACCAATCACTGAAGATACGCTAAGAGCGGCACAGGAGTCAAATAACTTATTTTGCCATGATGGTAAAATGATTTTATCACCAAAAGATTATAATAATAAGAAAGTTTTATCTAGATATGGTATTAATTTTTATAGTGATAAAAGTAAAAAAAGAACTCATTTATTATCTGCTGGAGAATCAAATGATGATATTTTAATCAGACAAGATTTTGACGCTCCATCAGATGGAGTCCCTTATGCTTTAACAGCTCATAGATATGAAAAGATGGTTAGACCACTAATCAGTTACTATAATTTGTTAAAAGTAGTAGTTCCTGCTCAAGGTGGAGAATTTGCTATGAATAATCTTTTTACCATAAATTTAACTAAACAATCTAATCCACAGTTATATGACGCCGGATCACTGAATGGTTCATCTGACATCAATATTACTTATAATACAGCTAAAATTCTAAAATACCAAGATGGCATCTCAATACCATTGCTACAGAGGCTGAATAATGAGTTGCAGCAAATTAATACTATTTCAGAGTATGAAGAAACAGTAGCGATAGCATTCCAACAGGTGCAAGACCAGTTGGGATGGCTTGGTGCTCCAGATATGGGAGTAGAAGGACTACTATACAACTCTTCTATTACGAGCGTTGTTTCGTTCCCAAGTAACGCTAAAGGTAATACATATTGGACAGATTGTACATTTGAAGAGTTATATGCTAGAGTGCAAATGCTAATTTTTCAGGCTAAATCACAACTTGGCAATTATCTTACTACACAATGCCCACTATGTATTGTTGCCCCACCAGAATCTATCAATGCTTTAAGTGCAAAAATTAATAACTATAATAATATCAGCGTATTAAATGCTATTAAGTTACAATGGCCAAATATAGACACAGTAGAATGCCAATGGGCATATGGTAATTTAGATCAATATGCAAATGATCCGAATAAACCAGAAACTTATGTACCAAATAGAGTACTATTGATATGCAATATTTCTGACATGCAGAATAATTTAGCTCCAGTAGTTTTACAGCCATTTACTACGCGCTGGATGATCCCTGCTGCTGCTGTAATCAATGCAGCTGGTACCTATACTCAAATGGTTAATATGGGGGTTGGAGGATGCCTAATAAACTATCCATTAGCAATAGTTGCTGGGGATGGGTGTTAAAATGAGAAACAATAGACACAAAGGTAATTGTACTATATATTCGTCATTAGGAGCAGACAGAATAGTATATTTAGATTCATTCCCAACAAAAGAAAATCTATCCATACCTTGTGACTATGTCACAATTCATGGTCATTTTAATAAAAATAATAATAATACTTTTGATTCATACGGCCATATTAACAGCCCAAAATTTTACGGTATTACGCATGTTACTTCTGAAGTATGGAGAAATATACAAGAAAATAGTGCCACTAAATGGTATATAGAAAATAATTTTATCACTGATGATTTGAAAAAAATATCATTTGAAGGCATAAAAGATGATTTTCCAAGGCATACATTGCTTCGTAATAGCGAAAATTTTATTAGTCACCAAAAGAAAATTATTACCTTATGAGGATTGATGGTTGGGGAGGAATAGAAAAATTTCATCTAAGAATAGATATATTTAGACTTAGATATAGACAATTTAGAGAAAAAATTAAATTTCCTGATATACTACTTAATGATATTTGGAATACTTTTGTTTGGACTAGTGGAAGTGATATCCTTTCAAAGGCTTATTGGTATGACAATTATATTAACAATAGTGCTGAATATGCTACTCAAGTGCAATATTATGGTCAGCTAATATTAGCTCATAAGCTAACGATAGAAAGTATGATTGATCAAAACAACCCACAATCTGGGTTTACTAACTTGTTTAATGTTAATAGTGGAAAAACAGACTCTGTATCATTTACAGCAAATACTGACATGGTAACTGGGGGTTTAGTGCCTTATGGAGCACAATTCTGGGCTCAAACAGAGTATGGATTAGAAGCTTACTCTATATTATATAATAATATGTGCCCTAAAGGAAACTAATGGCAGTAACAATCAAAAGTAACAAAAGCCATTATATTAATCAGTTAGTAGAAGATAATTCTATTCTGAATGTAGGGTACTTCTCTGATGAGAATCCCAAGGTAAATTCAAGAACTGGAGAAACATATACTAATTACGGAAAAGCAGTTACAAATGAATTCGGCACATATATTATTCCTCCTAGACCATTTATGCATACAACATTCAATATTTACAATAGAACATTCTTGCCAACAATAAAAAAATTAATAAAATCTCATAAAACAAAAAGTGAGATATACAATATACTAGGCAGCAAAATTAAAGAGCAGATTAAATTAACTATATTGCTTGAAGATTTTGCAGCTAACTCACCGACCACAATTTTACAAAAAGGATCTTCTCACCCTCTAATTGATACAAAAGATATGATGGATAATCCAGAAATTAGGATTACGAAATAATGAGTACTTTTAGCATGGTATCCGCATTGCACCACGCAGGAGAAAGACTCACTAGCACTAGGGTATTCTTCAACATTATTATTGCACGATGTATTGGAACAATTACTGACGATAATGGGGTGGTTAATCCAAAATATAGCATAGTATACAGAGGGGAATCTGAAGTTGGGGATTTTACCCATACTGGCAATACATCTGATGACAGTTGGTATACTTATCATATCAATAATGTCAAAGTGGGAACAAAGAATAAGAGATTTTATGTAGATTATTTTAGAGGCCAAGCATTTGATACTTCTAACCCACAAGCAGCAGAAAATTCTGATATAATATATTTATTATCTATAAAAGATGAAATTTTTTTACAAAATAACATAATAAATAATTTTACTGCTAATATGGCAATCAGTGGGAATGGTCAATGGTTTAAGGTTATTAGCGTTGATGATAGAAGAGACAGATATTCTTATTCTGTGTTAATTGCAACAGAACAGAACCAGCCAATGTTATTGGTAGATTAATGGCAGATCCATTAAACAACCCAATAGCAATAGAAGGGTTAAGATGTATCATTAGTAGATCTTGCGGTTATGATATTAAATATATTACGCAAGCTAATAGCAACTTTTCTAGCGAACAAGGGGTTAACTATCAACCGAATAATTTTGTAAAGATATGGCTAACTAATAGCACCCCTTGCCTGATGTACCCATTGTATGAGTACTTAGATAATCAAGATGAAATTAGGTATACTCAGATATATAAACAAGATTTTCAGATAGATTTTTGGGGGACAAATGCTATGGGTTCAGCTCATACATTTTTGGGGGCACTGAACTCGTCACAATATAAATCTATGCTAATAAACAAATACCAATGTTCACTAGTAGGAAATAATATCAAATTACTTAATCTTAAAGATAAAACGTTTAGGAATAGTGCATGGATTGATAGATGGATTGTAAAGTTTTCTTTAGAGACTAATTGGAAATATTTAGTACAATCAGTTGGAGCTACTAAAGATCATATTATAATAAATCCAATTAAAATTATAGGGAGAAAATAGTGTCATTTACTACTATTAATACTACTGGAGTTGCACTAAGCTCTATCGTAGAGTCTAATGTAGAGGTTTTAGAAAATGATTCGCCATTAAATGAATTTTCATATTCAGCAATGGTAGTTACTGACAACTCCACTATACCAACCAATACGATAGTAAGATTCTCATTATTAGAAGATGTTAATAGATATTTTGGCATTCATTCTCAAGAATCAAAACTAGCAAAAATATACTTTAATGGATTTACTGGATGTGCTACTAGGCCACTCTATATAAATTATTTTTTCTCTAATGCAAAGATAGAAGACGCTTATATTGAAAGCGGTGATCAAATAAATAGTTCTCAAATCACTTCATTCCAATCAATAAAGGATGGTAACATAGTTTTCCATTTTGATGGTCTTGAGCAGGAACTTAATGAGCTAGACTTTTCTGCTGCTACTGTACTGAGTGATGTAGCTAATATTTTGCAGTTAGCCTTGCGTAATATAATATCAACATCAATAGTACAGTATGAAGCAGTTTCTAAAAAGTTTATTGTTCATAGTGGTAATATGTCTGGATTATCAACTGTTGATTTTTGTGATGACTCTGAACTTGCAATATTGCTACAATTAACAAAATCAACAAATGCTATAATCAGCCATGGATCAGTTCCATTGTCCCCATCTGAAACAATGGATAAAATAGTTTCATTGGATGTTAATTGGGCTACATTAATCACACTATTTGATAGTAAAAATATTACTGATACTTTAGCTTATGCTAAATGGATAAATACAGTAAGCAATCTATCATTTGTATACGTCGCTTATTCTTATGATGAAACTGCTATTATTAGACTATCAGATGAATTAACTGCATTACATTATAATAATACTGCATTAGCATTTGGAGACTATGAATTTGCTGCTTTTATATCTACCATTTCCGCTTCTAATAGATTTATTACTGGTCATGTAATACCAAGTTTTAATGGGAATAGACAAATTGGATTAAAGCCTACTTGTTATGATACTGCTCAAGCAAAAAGGTTAACTAATAAGCTTGTTAATGTTTACGTGTCACTTAAGGACATTAATAATACAAACTGCTTACAATATGGTTCAATCATTGGCATTATGAAGCAGCTGATGCTTGCATATAATAGTATATATATACAGAATGTCCTTAATCAAGAGGCATTAGATCTTTATGTTAATAATTATAAAATTGAGGATTCACCAGAATCAATAAATTCTATAGAAACAGCTTTTTCTGCAATTATTCAACAAGCTATTGATATCGGAGTAATAATTCCTGGAGTAAAAATTAGTCAAAACCAAAAAAATATTATTCTTAGTCAAACAAGTAGTGATAATATTATTAATGAATTAATTCAAACTGGATATTTACTGTTTATCAATTTTTCATATATTAATGAATTACAATATCTAGTAATAACATTACTGTACACTACTTTATTAGCAGTGCAAAAGATACAGATTAACACAGATATTATTATTGGAGAATAGATATGGCACAAATTAGTAACCAATTTATAGATAAATCAACTACTAATATATTTATGTCGCTAAAATTCCTATTTTATCCTACTATAATATTTAATCCACTTGCAGCAGATACCAATGTATATTCAGTGGATATACAGCCACTAGCTACTACTTCTATGGGGCCTCAATCAGTAATGTATGGAGCAGCTAATCCTAATCAAATTTGTAGAATATCAATCAACGTCATTCCATTGAAGTTTGGTTGCTATAGTAAACTATCAGATCTTGCACAGATAAGTGTTAAGTCTGGTCAGCTAATAAGAGGAGGAACGCTAGTAATTGCTAATGCACAGATGGGATCTGGTCAAAAAACAACATTTACAGAGATAGTATTAGTGTCTCAGGGAGAAAGTATTATCGCAGCTGCAGGTGGATTTGAACCTATAAAAATATCTTTTGATGGTAAACAGCAGCATACATCATCATTATCTAGTTATACCAATCTTGGTATTGCCTTATATGCAGTATTATAGAATAATTGTGGAGAAAGTATATGGATAAAGAGCATAATATAACTATTTATGGGAAACTATATGTGGTTAAAATAAAAAAAATATCAGCATTGACTGCATGTGAATTTTTATCATGGTGTGATAAACATGCAATATCAGCTGGGTCTATGAGTCTATCACATTATTTATTAAATGGGATAGAGCAAATACCAGAAGACAAAGAAAATAATCGTAATGGATTAAAGGTAGACCAAGTAATAGAACAAATTAGCGCTATGTTAATATGCGGAAGAAATAATGAAGACCTAGAGTACTTATTTAATTTAGTAATTATGCATACTATAATTAATGGTCAATCTGGACTTAGTTTAAGCAAGCTAAATATTATTTCTCATGATATCAATAGTTTATACTTCATTAATTTTGTATTGAAGTTATTTTTAATGACAAATTTTGTATACGACATGATAGATAAAGAAGAAGCAAAAAAGTCATTAGAATAGCGGATAAAGAATCAAACAAAATTTATTATATGCTATCCAAAAACAACAAATTGATTAATAGATCAAAACACCACTTTGTTATACAGTACCTTATTAATAATAATATTGCGACAATGCCTCAACTAAGAAATGATTTTACTTGGCATGATGCATTATATAGTTATATTATTGATTATGATATCAAAATCAATACCAGTATGATGGAGCATGAACTGCATATATTAGAGCAACAGAAAGTAAACAAATGACTGATGCCTATCAATCACTAACTATTGAGGTAAATCTTGATACTAAAAAATTTAATAAAGAAATAAAAAAAGCAGAATTGCAGGTTGAGCAGTTTGCTCAAAAAATATCTAGTAAATCATTTAATTTATTTAATATTGATAATAACCAGCTACAGTCTGAATTAAACCAAGCTGAGCGTCTTATAAAAAGTTATTTTAATAAAATATCTCATCAGCAATTAACAAAAATTAAAAATAATAAATTTGTATCACATAGCGCCAATGGGGATGCTATTAATAGAATGGGAACTTATAATGTTGCTAGTCAGCATATAAATACCCAAAATAATATTTTTAATAGCCAAATAGTACAAAAGCAGTTTTCTAATAATAAACATAATAGCCAAAACTTGTCAAAATACAGCAGCGTAGATAGTATTAATGATAGGCTAAAAGAAAAAGTAAGTGATGGGACAAGCTCAAGTATTTTTAATAAAATTTTAGGATTTGGTGGAGCGTTAATAGCTAGTATAAACATGATAGGAAATATTAAAAATTATTCTAATATGGCTTCTTCTGTTGGTTTTTTAGCAAATAAGACAAGATCTGATAGTAGCGAATTATACGCTATTGGTCAATCTGCATCCAGATTCGGTGGTGATCCAGAAGAAACCTACTCATTTGTAGATTCATTGAGAACGCAATCGTTAGAGGCAAAATTTGGTAAGGGAGACCCTAGATTAATGGGGCTATTAAATGCCACTAATACCCATCTAACTAATAATAATAACGAAATAAGACCAATTACTGATATATTATTAGATATTGGCAAGGGCTTGCAGGGAAAGTCTAATGATGTACAGCAAATAATAGCTCTTAAATATGGAATGCCAGATTCATTAATGAGATTACTAACGCAGGATCCATCAATAGTGCAAGATAATATAATTGATTCTAAAAAAAGATTTGAACTAACTAAAATAGATGCTGATAATGCTATTAAACTGCAAAATTCATTAAAAGACCTTAACCAAGAATTTACGATACTAGCAGCAACTATAACGACAGTATTAGTGCCTATTTTACATGGCTTAAACCAAAGTATTTTATATGTTAAGCAGGGTATATCAGAGGATAGCAGAATCGCAACAGATGCAATAGAATGGTCAGTAAATAGTTTTAAGAATATTAGCAATAAAAATAATAATGTTTCATTTTATCCAGCACATAATAGTTTATTATTAAACAATAAAACAAAAGATTTATCAAATATTATTTCTAATAAAAGTCATTATTATTCTGATGAAGATATTACATACGCTTATAAACATGCAAAAATTGCTGTAGAAAATACTAGAGATGCCCAATCTATGGTAGAAAGCCACGGTAATAATGTATTTGGAGATGGTGGTAAATCAGAGGGAATTTTTCAGATACAGGCTCCTACTGCTAACTCCCAACTTGGATATAAATTGAATTATGGTGATATATTTAATAATCCTGCATTAGGTAGAAAGATAAGAGATGAGCTAATGTTTAAGTATAGCTTTAACTATGCACTATCTAATAGTCATGCATCAGATTATGATATTCAGAAATACTCTCTAAAAAAGTATAATGGGGCTGGTAAGGCAGCAGAAAATTATGCAGATAAGGTGATTAATGTTGAGATCCATAATTTGTACAGTAATGCTCATAGCAGTAAAGAATTATTAAATGAACTAATTAGCAAGTCAAAAATAGATCTTAATAACAATCAGTCTCCTATAAGGTATTAATGATTAATAAACCATACTTTAGAATATATAAGCAAATACCAGACATAGATACTGGAGATTTAGATTATATTGAATTTACTACTTATAGAGATTTTATATATAGATCTTCTTCTACAGTTAATAATGAACCAATAGAGGGAGGAGATTATATTTCCATAACTAAATGGAACAATTCATCTTTAATATCTATTAATGTAGTATTTGACCCATATGTAAACCCATTTAGTGAAACAGCCATTAATGATGCTACAATATTACGACAAGCACTAGATAAAAAACTTAAAGCATGGAAAAATAGTCAAGAGGTACTTTATATTCCAAAAGTGAAGGGTTTAGATTGTGACTATATTAACTATATTATCCGAGATGTTACAATCCAAAAAACATTACAAAATCCTGCACAATACTATCAGATAGATTTAGTACAAATTAGAGTAATAGGCAGATATATTGATCAATATGATATATCAAACTATGGCAATGATGGATATGCTCCAATAATTCACTTTGGAACAACTTCATCATCTAAATATAATACAACACTGTTTTAGCTTTGGTTAAGATGTGTAGCTTTGAAGGAATTATAAGAATTGGTTTACCGATGTACCCAAATTCTAATTTTGATGTTATAGTAAATAACCAGGATCTTTCATTCAAGTTGCATACTCTCCCATTTAGTAAATTTATGTATTTATCAATACTAAAGGATGGAATGACTGTTATCTCATGTGTAAAATGTATTAATGGTTCTTATATAAATCATGCACCATCAAGTATCAATGGATACTTTTTTTGGATAACTGATAACTTAAAAGACCCATTTTGGAAAAATTTTCATAATTGTCTATTTTTGTATACGCCAACATTAATTAATCAAGAGATAATTAGGCAGATAGCTATCAACAAAACCCGGCAAAAGCGTTAATGTGGATAAACTTTTATCAAACTATTTAGCTATAAAATTAATATTAGACGATGATACATTTGAAGACAATAACAACACTAAAATATATTTAGGATCTTCAGCTAATAATGATAACAAAGTTTATCCAAGAATTGATGCAATAGTTGATAAAAGTATGGGTTTTTCATTATCAAATGCTAAAGTTACTTTATATAATGTTACGCAGGATACTATAAATAAATTTAGCAGAGTAAATTATTCTACAATCACTAGACATTTCTCAAACACAATAGAGGTTTATGCTGGTAACATATTAAATAGCTTTAATTTACCAGCTTTGATATATAGGGGTCAGGTTTCTCTTGCTGTACCAGACTATAATCAACATAATGACGTTGTTTTTACTATTACATCTACTTATGGCATAAATGAACAAAATAATATTATTGATCCAACAATATATAGTGGAACAACTAGATTGGATGATGTCATAAGAACACTAGTAAGTAAAATACCTAATGCCATATATAAGCCAAAAAATGTATTTGATGTTATTGTTTCTCCTAAATACGAGGGATCAGCAATCAACCAAATAAGAATGTTGTGTAGCGACTATGGATACAATGTACTTTTTGATAAAAATATTGTATATGTTGTTAAGCAGGGGATTCTATTTAGTGATAATATTATTACAATTGGTCATGATGATGACAATGTCATAATGTTTGGATATCCTAAATTTGAAACATACGGAAGAATAGTTCGTATAAAATATTCACCTGAAATTCAGTTTGGACAAAAAGTAATATTAAGATCTAATAAAGATGTTCATATTGATAACTTAGGCTCATCAATGCAAGTAATAGAAGAGTGGTACATTAATGGGTTAAAGTGTAACTTAAGTACTAATGGACCATTTGAGATGGAATTAACGCTAAATCAGATTAAGTATACAGCATGAAATCATACAATGGTATTAATCAGCTTATTAATAGTAATATTAATGATCAATTAAATTTTTTAATTTCTCAAGGACTATCTACTATTCATGCTTTACATATTGGAGAAATAACTGCAATTAATAGTGAAAAAAATACACTATCAGTACAGATACTAAGTAATATTATAGATATGAATGGTTCACCAATCAAGCAATCAATTATTAATGATGTAGTAATTGGCTATATTGGGAACTCAAATACCCAGATAATAGTAGAGTATAAAGTAGGAGACATTGGTAATATTGGATTTTATAGTAGGGACTACAAAGCAGTAATCAATGCTGGATTTACTGTCCAAAATCCAGCTAGTAAAAGCTGCAGCAGTATGCAGAGTCCAGTATGGCTTGGATCAATTGGCAAGAATCTTAATGATTCAAAAAATTACATTAAGATCGCTAAAGATGGTACAATATCTATGTTTTGTGAAAAAATTACTTTATGCAAGGGACTATTATCTCCTGTTGTTACAGAACATTCATTTTCTGGTAAATTATCTGTAATAATAGACGGCAAGCCATCAACAATAGAGTTTTCTAGTCTATCTGGATCTAAAAATGTAGAGGTTGCTATATGATAGGGATTAGAAGTAATTTTAATAACTCTGCAACTGGAGTGTCATTTAATGATAGTTTTATTGACTCTAATACTAGAGATATAGCAGTCAATGTTAATCCTTACCAATCTCTCTCTAATAGCATTAATATTGCACTATTGAAACTGCTTGGAGAAGACCAACACATGAGGTATCTAGGAATACCATACTTAAAATTTATTAGTCAATCAGTTATAAACAGTGCTGAATTAGATTTTTTTATTCAAAAAATGGTATTTTCAGTTAATGAAAATATGACTGAAACACAGTATAGATATTATGGAATAAATGAAATTATCAGTAGATATTATCAAGTAGATGATAAGAATAATTTAATTATCTCAATTAATTTACGCTTGAATAATAATAAATTAATTTATCATACTCATGCTGTTAATCTATGATTAGAGAGCAACATAGTTTTGATAGTATAAAGTCAGAGATAACTAAATTATATAAAAATATATACGGAGAAGACATTGATATCTCAACACAGTCATTTAACAACTATTATATAGTCTTTTTCACTGAATTAGTGATAAAAAATTACGGAATAATAGCAGAACTATACGATTCACTTGATCCTAATTTATCTACTGGTAAATCATTAGATTCAATATGTGAATTTAATAATATAGTAAGAAAGCAAGCTTATCCATCAATAGTTACATGTATTTGTAGCGGATTATCTGGTACATCAATCCCAGAAAATCAAATTATTTACAATCAAAATAATGAAGAATTTTATAATAAAGAAGCATTTACTATAGATAATAGTCAATCAGCTACAGTATTATTTTACTCTAAAAAGAGTGGTATAATTAACTGTGATGCTAATACTATAAATAGAATTAATCAGCAAGTATATGGATGGGATTCTGTGAATAACCCAACTGATGGTATTATTGGTTCTGATATTCAAGATGACATACAGTTAAGGAATTCTCGTACACTAGAAATTAGCAAATTAAGTTTAGGATCGCTATATGCATTAGGATCTAATTTAGAAAATGCAGTTTTTGTAAGACAATGGGCATATATCACTAGCTCACAAAATGGAGTTATAATACCAGATGGTTATTTATATTGTTCAGTTTTATACGATGAAGGATACGATGAAGAATTAGCAGAAATTATAGTAAAATCTGCAGTTACTGCTTACTATGGTGAAACTGAGTTTACTGTAGTAGATAAAATATATCCGTGGAACTCAATTATTGTAAAATGGCATAAGGCTACTCAAGTTATGATTAGCCTTATTATTAAGATAATATATTTATCAATCTATCCAAGCAAGGACATTCTAGCTGAACAGATTAGAACTTCTTGTATTGATAATATTAATGGAGAAGAAATAGGCTATAAAAAAATTCATATTAACGAAAGAATCTATGTGGATAGATTCGCATCATCTTATAAAAGACTTGGAGTAACAACATCTGTATTAACCCTAATAGGTATATTAGGTGGGGCAGAATACTCAAGCAGTCTTTTATTGCCAGTGGATAAATGCTGCATATTTCTTAATAAGAATATTATTGTAGAGTATATAGATGAACAATTATAGTCAATTTTCTCAAGCAGTTAATACAAACACATTATTTCATAGCATACAAGCATTATGCATGTTCAAAGAACATGAGTTTTATAATGATTTCTTATCAATCAATACCTGTAAAAAATCAGGACTGGATAATTGGGGCAAAATATTAGATGAGCCTCCATACTATGTAGTAGATTTGAGTACAGAAAACATTTTTGGTTATAGCGGAAGCCCTATATCTGAAAAATATAAGACTCACGGCTATTCAAATGGAGTATACTGGTGCGGAATAAATAATTTTGATAATATAGAATATACAGAAGAACAGTATCGTTATGTGTTAAAATTAAAATACTTAAATTTAATTGCAGATCGAAATATGATCAATGCCACAAAAATAATAAATGATTTTTTTTTACAATTCAATGAAAGGAATAAAGTAAAGGTATATTTTGATATTTCTATCCCAACTACTAGGATATATGAATGTAATTTTATATTAGAAAATTGGCAAAATAGTATCTTGCATAACAAAAGTCTCAATATGTCAATGATAGGATGCAATGTTTATGTAATACAAGGAAGCTTATTTTGAATGATTTCACACAAACACAACCTGTTGATTTTATCCAGCTTGGAACATATGAGCCAATAGTTAGAGTAATTGATGGCAAAAATGCTAATAAATTAATTTATCCTACAATTATTCCATGCGCAAATGCTTCATTAGCCAATACAGTAACATCATACAGACAAGTTACTTATGATGGTAATGTAATTACTTTTCCTGATTTTAGCGGAGATGCAACAGTATCTCAACTGCAGATATTACCAACAATCCCTAATTTATTTAGTTGGGAGCAAGGTATTCCAAGGTCACAAATCCCTAATTCACCTGGGATGTCAGATTCTACCCCAGCAGAAAATCCAAACTCTCCCTTCAAAATTATATCTGAAACATGTAACTTTATACAAAGTGGGGGAAGATGGGAATTAAATAATATTTACCTACAATATAATAACACATGTTATAAAGATAGGACTTTCTGGTCAGATACAGTAAAAGATTATGTAATTTCTCTAAAAGAGACAAATATTAATTATGCTAATAATTCATCAAGTATCGCTACTTCTAGCTCAATAAAATATGATGATTTATCACATAATAATATTGCTTGGATTCCTCAAAACTTAATTATCTCTTCTAGCTATTTGTTCAATGTATCAAGCTATACGTCATCTGGAGGGCTTACTTTTAAGGGTAATGCTTTATACTCGTATAATGTTAATACTAAAGAAGTAAAGCTTGCTATACAGTGGTTTTCATTGCAAAATGCAGATAGTAACGGTAAGACTCAAACATTTTCTCTCAATCTTGTAAATTATGCACATATAATCCAAAGTGATATTTTTGGCACTACTTCCAATGTTACCATTTCTGCTGCTGGATGTGCCACAATATGCCAAGGATTTACTGATACATCAGGTGGAAGATATGGATATTGTCAAGTAACGCAATTTTCTACTGGTGGGTTAAATTGCAGTTGCACATCTATTCATTATGTTGTAAATGTGCCAGCATTCACTACTGAGTTCTCTTTTGTATCAGATTTGTCAGCAGGAATAAGTGATGGATTTTTGCATAAAAGCAATCTAGAGCGACCAAATAATAATACCATTTATCCGCCAGTTTATGTTGATACTAATGTTCAGCACCCATCAATTGATGATTGGCAATTAGAAAATGGGATTATTCCAGGTAGTATGACAATAGATGGTATTGTTTACCCTCCAGAAGAACTGTTATCACTAACATGATAATCAATATCAAGAATAATACTGTTATTCCATCAACTATAGAAGAGCTAATTATTTATCCAGTTACTGGGGAATTTGCAGTTTTTGTAGACTCTCGTATGATACTACCGACAGAAAAAATAGTTTTTTATATATGGGACAGGATACATGACTTAACATCATCTATTTCTTGGATTCCATATATTGCTAGTGGTAATCCAGTAACTATTGATACTACAAATAATACATTTAGCAGCAATACATTATTTACATTTATTATAATCAAGCCTGTTACAATTAATCCAGTACAGATAGCAATAATTTACCCTGGATATGCAGTTATAAAGGGATAAATCTTAATGAGTAAATTTTCTAGCTATTCTCATTTACCTTCTTCAACAAGTAATCATAGTAATGATATTGGAAAAGTGAATCTTACATATATACCATCTGCAAATGGTGGTCAGATCATAACTGATACTGGTGGAACTGCAGCTGACTTAATTTTAACAAGCAGTACACAAGCTGGATTAATGACTCCAGCACAACAGGAATCATTAGAGGATAATACTAATAGTATATCTATCTTAGAATCTGATATTTCAACAATAGATACACAAATATCTACATTAGAATATAATATTTCAGAAATAAATAATGAACTTACTACAGTAAATAATGAACTTACTACAGTAAATAATGAACTTACTAATAAAGCTAATCTAATAAATGGCAAGGTATCGGTTGATGAGATACCAATACTACAAATAGGTATAATCGGAGGTTCTTCTCTTCCTCAAAAGCTTTCTAACGGAATGAATGCTAGTATCTCATCTGATGGATTAGGAAAACTAAAAGCAAATATTCTTATTCAAGATAAATATGATAGCACTAGTACAGTATCTGCTCCTTTATTATCTCTAACTAATGTAGAAGATATTATATCATTTTCTAGCAAAAATATTGTTAAGTTTAATAAAATTAAAACTAAATTTGAAGCAAACATTAATAATTTGAATGTCAATACTCTTATTATGGGATTAAAAGACCCAATCATAAATAATGAAAGCGCTCAAAGAAACATTAGCAATATGACTATTAGTGATTTTGCTACAAAAGTTGATCAAGCATTTTCTCAACCAGTTAATTATAACCTCATAGCACAACTAATTAACAATTATGCATATATATTTACTTCAACTAATGACAATATCAGTATAAGATTTTTTGAAAAATCTATGATTGAAGCACAAGAAATAGCGAGCAATGGGATTAATATAACATTTGCATTAGATTCTGGCAATGGAGTAATACTTATTGGTTTTTCTATAATTAATGGTAGCATGTACATAAACCAAGACAATCAGTCATTAAATCCATTAATGATAGCTTCAACAGAAACAACTGCTTTACTAAATGGACAGGTTCAATCAGGATCTATTATTACTGGTAAGGCTCTAAAGTTTTCTGGTGCAGCAGTATCAGGAGATGGAGAAAATATCCTAATAACAGTTCCTAATAGTAATCTAGGCATTGTCTCAGTTATTTTATCTATTATACCAGTTTCTACAGGATTAAACTTTATCTTAACAATTGATAGTATACCACAGCCTCCGGTACTAATGCTATTTACAGATTTATTTGTTAACACCCCAAATTTATATTTTCCAATACCAATAAATAATTCAGACGGTACACGATCATTTATTCCAAAATATAACCATCCCACTGTTTACCTGTATGCTAATTCAAATGCTGAATTAGTATTAAGTTCTCCCAAAATGCTAACCCTTAACCAATCTCTACTAGCTACTTCTAATATAGACACTCCAATATTCCAATTAGATACTAGTACTGGAGGAATAAAATTGCAAAAAAAAGGTAGATATATCTTTAATTTATCAGTTGGAGTACTAAATATAGGGGCTGGAACAAAGGCATTAATAACAATTTTAGCTCCTGATGGTACACAGCTACCAAATAATACTAGTTTAAGATTTGTAGAACTTGATACTACATTGATTCAAAATATGTCTTTTTCTCAATTCAAGTCTAATGCAGTATATGATTACAGTTCATCTTTAATTACTAATAAAGTAAGTTCATTATTATCTAATGTTACTGCCATTACTCCTTCTATCCTTGCTACTGTTATATCTGATAGTATCAAGTTTAGTAACAAGACATTACTAGATAGAATTGCTTATTATTCCAATATAAATATTACTCAAGATATTAGTAATCCCACATCATCTAACCCTACATTATCAGCAGCTACTGCATCAGGGGGTCTTTCTAATCCAACTCTCAATTTTGTTTATGATAATGCAACAGTAGGTTTAGTAGTTTGTGCTTACCTAATTTCTTTTACTAATCCTTCAGCAGTTCCTTTAACATTAGAAGCAGATTCAACCTCTCTATGTATAGAATATGCAGGTGGGTCATTTAACTAAGGAGTATTAATATGCAAGATTCATACTATGACCATACACATATTATACTAGAAAATATTTTTTATTGTTTTAGTTGGTTTATATTTGTTACTTTTTTATATTCTTCTGTAGCATGGATGATTCCAGACGCCAGTAAAATAGCATTTATAGGATTAACTATTAATGCTACTGTTATGAATTTTTCATTTTGTAATATATTGTCATTTATTAAAAATAAATACCATCATAAATATAATACTTCTCAATTGGTTGTTGTACAATCTATAATTATGTTTTATTATTTTATTGCAATGGCTAACAGAGATATGCAAGAAATATCATATAATCAGTGGCAGCATTTTATATTTGTATTTGTAGATATTGTTGCTATGTTATATTTTTTAATGTTTAAGTTTCTTGTATTAATAGACGTTTTATAATGATACTATACTGTATATTAGCAATAAACTTATATATTGTAGCATTTTCTATATATTATTTTATTCAAATTAATAAAATAGTAACTATTATGCATAATATTTTGTATGTTATAAACAATATTTTTAAGTTAGCTAATATTACAATTAATATTGATAAGTTTATCATGGATAAATATGAGCATAATTGAAATACAAAATTTTACTATCTCTGGGAAAAATGAATTGATATTCTTTATTACAATACTATCTCTCACATTCATCATATTTATGAGCATATGCTCTACAAAAAAAATCAAGCAAGTTATCAGCATGCAAAAAGAAATTAAGGAAGATATAGATAATGATAGATTAAAAAATTTATCTAACTTTCAAAAGTATGATATAGAAATATCATCAATCAAGTCAACAATTAGGGATTATTCTACACAAACTAACGATAAATTTAATTTTTTATTACATACGATAAATATAAATAAAGAACAAAATTGTAGCTATACACAAATATGTAGAGAGGAAAATCATGAATAAACATGATAAATTAATCTTGGTTGCAATATTAATATTTTCATTCTTAGTAGTTGCTGGATGCATAGTATGGGGCCTAGTAGCTAATGATTTACTTGATGACATATTGAAACACATGATTGATAGCGGAATGTTTGATAAAATCCTAATTGGGATAGGTACTGCATTTACGATAGTATTGGGATTAATTACTAAATTACTTTTAAGCGATAATACATTGGGGAAACAGCAATAATTAAAAATCACTCGCATACCTCGCATCCCTCATCCATCCTGCACATTTCACCAAATCTGCCACTTCCTTGTTGACCAGTGGCTGTTACGGCGTTTAATATTCCTACGCGTCCTGTGGACTTTTCTGCACTAGTAGAGCCCAGTGTGCGTAAGTAGTAGGTGGTCTTGAGTCCCAGTGTCCATGCCAGCATGTATGTATCATGCAGTAATTTGCCGTTGGCTTGAGCGATATATAGGTTGAGGCTTTGGGATTGGTCAATCCACTTCTGCCTACGAGCTGCTGCCGATATTAGCCATTTTGGCTCTATCTCAAATGCGGTGGTGTAGAGTTGCTTGATAGCTGGCGGTATCCGCTCAATAGGTTGCACACTGCCGTTAAAGTACTTTAGATCTGCTCGCATTACTTCATCCCATAGCTGAAGCTTCTTAAGCTCATGCACTAATTGCTCATTAGCAACAGTAAACTCGCCTGACAGATTGGACTTAACAAAGATATTCTGATAGTTTGGCTCAATGCTAGCAAACACACCGACAATATTAGCAATAGTTGCAGTGGGAGCAATAGCCAGACAGTTTGAGTTACGCATGCCATGTTGGGCAATTAGGTCTCGTACTGGCTGCCAATCTAGCTGTGAACTGGTGTCGTACTGTAAATATTCGGCACCGCGTTGTTGTGCCAGCAACTCCAGGCTATCTTGCGGCAATATTCCTCTGTCCCATAAGCTACCTTTATATGTAGAGTAAGTACCCCGCTCTTGTGCAAGCATTGCAGAGGCACGATAGGCATAATAAGCCACAGCTTCGGTAGAGACATCAGCAAAAGAGACTGCTTCCTCACTCCCATATGGTATTTGTTGCAAATACAAACAGTCCTGAAAGCCCATCATCCCTAAACCCACGGGGCGATGCTTCTTATTGGAATTAGCTGCTTTATCTACTGGGTAAAAATTCACATCAATGACATTATCTAACATCCGCATTGCAGTAGTAATAGTCGCTTGCAGTTTAGTATGGTTGATGCCAGCAGCAGTAATATGATTCGCGAGATTGACCGAACCCAAATTGCACACTGCTATTTCTTCTGCATTGGTGTTTAGCGTAATCTCGGTACATAGATTAGATGAATGCACCATGCCTACATGTTGCTGAGGCGAGCGAATGTTGCAAGCATCCTTAAAGGTAAACCATGGATGACCAGTTTCAAATAGCATGCTTAGCATCTTACGCCATAATTCCACTGCAGGGATACGTTTGTAAATCTTTAGCTTGCCTTGCTGTCCCATGACTTCATAGTGGCAATATAGGATATTAAACTCCTGCCCAACAGTATCATGTAAGCGTGGTACTTCATCAGGAGAGAATAGCGACCAATCTTGCTTATGCTGCACACGCTGCATGAATAAGTCTGGGATCCAGTGAGCAGTATTTAGGTCATGGGTGCGACGGCGGTCATCTCCACCAGTTGTACGGCGTAATTCTACAAATTCCTCAATGTCAGCATGCCAGGTCTCCAAGTAGACACAAGCTGAACCTCTTCTTTTGCCACCTTGATTGACTGCCACGCATAGTGCATTGACTACACTCAGAAAAGGTATTACTCCCTGAGATTGACCATTAGTTCCCTTAATAGTTGCACCCAATGCACGTACTGGCGTCCAGTCATTGCCCAGTCCACCAGCGAACTTAGACAGCATGCCATTATCTTTGTAACTATCGCAAATCTCGCTTAAACTATCTGCTACCGTGCTGATATAACAGCTGGAGAGCTGAGAATGGGTGGTACCTGCATTAAAAAGTGTCGGAGTGCTGGGCATAAAGTCAAAGCTAGAAATTAGCAAATAAAACTCAATTGCTCGCTTATTTTTGTGTGGCTCATTGAGAGCTAAACCCATCGCTACTCGCATGAAGAAGAACTGCGGCAGTTCAATACGGCGTCCGCTAATATGTAAAAAATAGCGATCGTACAAAGTCTGCAAGCCCAAGTACTTAAATTGCAGGTCACGGTTGGCATCTAACACGGCAGCCAGTAAATCTAAATCAAACTCAGCTAAAGCTGGATTAAGCTGCTGGGCATTAATGCCATTAGTAATGAACTGGATAAACTGCAGCTTATATTCATACTGATAAAAGTGTGGGTCAATCTTAATATCAATACCAATCCCGCTTACTTCATGCCATAGCTTATTTAGTAATAAGCGAGCCGCTAACAGCGAGTATTGGGGCTCAACCTCTATGTATTGCTTGGCTGCCATGATATAGGCATTGCATACTTCGGCAGCACTTGCGCCAGTATAGAGTTCTTTAGCTACTTCTTGTTGTATTAAGTCAGCTGACGTATGCGGTAAAGCAGCGGCAAGCTGGGCAAGTATGGGACTGTGTGGTGCAGCTGGATTATCAACTACAACCTTATCGGCTATTATTGCTACATCAGCCAAACGATGCTGCTTGTGTTGCTCCCTATACAGAATATATGCCCGAGCAATATCATGCTCGCCATTACTCATGAGTATTCGCTCCACATTATCCTGTATCTCTTCAATGTGAATAGAGCCACCTGTAGGATGGCGTTGCTGAATAGTTTGCATAACAGTAGCTGCTAACTTTCCTACATGTTCTCGCAAGCTAGATGAGTGCACATAATTAGTGCCATGTACGCTAATATAAACTTTTGTTACAGCAGTAATGATTTTGTTGCTGTTAAATGCCACTACTTCACCCGTACGGCGAATAACATAATAGACTATTGGCTGTTGATTGCTATTATGCTGCAATGGAATGGACGAAGCGTAAGGTTGTTGTAGTTGGTGATTATGTGGGTGAGATAGCATAGAATCGTGTCCTTATGGGATTGGTTGATAGGGGCTTAGTGTAAGGCTATGGGGTGATTAGTAGTTAGATTTATGATAGTCAATCAAAATCAATTTTTGATCTTATCATATTCATAGTTTGTTATATTATATGGTTGGTCAGTTAATACTAAATCAACGCTTTCATCTGTTATCTGTTTTAATATGTCAAAAAAATCTGCATGATGAATTTTATTGATCATTAAATTAATTTACCGTTCTTGATTGTTTTCAATCCATATTTATATGGTGAACTGTAATTTCCATTACAATATAACTCAACTTCATCATGTCTACGATTATCTACTCCAATGTTATATAGACCACCAACCTTATTATATTCAAGGAACTTATTGCTTATTCTTTTGTAATCATTTGGATCAGACTTTATTAAATCATCTAAATGACAGTATGTGGTTGCAAGAATATTACCTACATTATAAACAAATGATACAAGTGCGTCAAATTGATATTGTATTAGTTTTGCTTTAATAACATTATTTATATGTGCCACATTTCCCATTAAATGATGTGTGAACATATCCATAGCGTACTCTGCAGTGATAGTTTGGTCTTGCATAGTTACATGTATACCGTTTTGATACACTGTGCTACCAAAACCAATAGTTGCAACACCTTTACTATCCAAATATGGTATTAAATTAGGTTTTGCATTTACTGTTTCGTGTAATACGATAAACCATTTGCCTTTTTCACTAATATTCATACTGCTCCTCTTATTATTAAATTAATATTAGACAATGCGTATATCCCACTAATCATTTATACTGAAGTTACCATCCTACTTCTATTGTACCAGATAATCTCTTAGCAAAATTAATTACTACTCCTAAAAATTTCACTTTACAGCTCAATCCATCTGTGTTGGTTGTAGCTTGAAATTGTCCAAATAGTTTATTCCAATTTAAAAAAAATATCAGTTAAATTATCTAGCGCTTGCAATGAAAAAATAAGGATATGATCCTGTATTTCTTCAATGTTAATCGAACCATGATTTATCCTAAAAACTTATTTTTGTATTGCATACTCCTGCATTATCATATAAGCCTTTCTGCAGAAAATCTGCAATAGAAAGGTATTGACTCAAATAATTTTTCCATTTGCTACTGTTATCAATCTCTAGCGTTAGTTTATTATAGTGCTGTGCATCAGTAGATAGGACATACATAGCAGGGGTAAGATTTATTTGTGGATCGGCATCAATGATTAATGCCTTTTACCTAAATCAGCCGTTTGAAACCCCACATTATGTACTAAAGTAGTCTTCCATACTCCGCCTTTATGATTTAAAAATGTAATTATTTTTTCCATTAGATTGCTTTCTTATAGAGAAAATTCATGCTTTTAATGAGCTGTTGCTGACTTACTTTTATGGTGTCAGCGTTAATAAATGGCAGGTTTCCCTGCCAATATTATATTAAGATTAAATGTTCGTTGTTATTGTAGTTGGATTAACAGCAATAGCGTCATCATCAGTAATAACTGGTTGATTAATTACAATATTTGCACTGATAGGAATTTGTGACCCATATAAATATATATCGGCATTATTTAGCGTTCTTATCTGCAATTTAGCTGTTTTACTATTATCTACTTCAGTAATTATATCTTTATTCAATATATTTACATTAGACCCTGTAGATTTTATATTGATAGATAGATCTAGGTCAGAGCCTAAACCCACTTGCATTGCTTGTGCTATAGTTCCTTGTCCTGGCATAATTACCCCTTTCAATTATTAACGAGATTGCTAATATGGATTATAACAATATTTGACACCATAGTTTTTATTATGATATAATATTGATAGAAAGGTAGAATATGTTTATTGTTATATTTTTATAGATTGCTAAAATATGATAAGAAACATTTTTGCCTTTCTCCTCTTAATTGGGGCATTAATAGTACTTTATAAGTATGGTTATAATAATGGTATTAATACAGAGAGGTTATCGTGGGTAAATGTACAAAATAAATACATGCAAGAAATTAATGTTAAACAGCAATCAATTAATCAGCTTAACGAAAGTTATACAATACTAAAGAGTGATTATGTACAGCAATATAACTTACATAAAATATATGTTAAAGAACATAAAAATGCTATTAATAGCTCCAATTATATCAGTAATGATAACTTCGTGCGGTTCATTGTCGACCCAACATCAGGTTATTGCGAAATGCCAAAATCCAGTAATACCGTCGCAACTGCTAGTAAAGATGAATCAGCTCCAGCCGATAGAGTCTTATCTTACATTAACGATGCCATAGTGCATGACACTAAATGTGTTAACCAATTGAATAGCTTGATTGATGTAATAGGTAAATTGTAACATACTTGTTACCAATCCCAACTACTCTTAACAACAGTTCAAATCCATATCTAGCATTGCCAATACTGTTACCGTAGTCATTCGCATTATTCTCAATACTACTGTCTTTATGAGTTGTAATGCTCTGTCTTTCCATCACCCATTCAATAGCTGATTTACCATTGATAACATAGTTATAAGATGTTAAAGGTATGTTTCTAATAGTTATGTTCTTATTAAAGATGATAACTGTTTTGTCTGTAACATTCTTATCATCAACAACTTTCTTACCAAACTTCATCTGTGTAACATAAAAGTCAGACTCTGTTAATTCATTAGAGCTATACTTAAATTCAATACCTTTGTAAAACAGTTCTACACCATCATACATTGGTAATGTTTCATAATTGAGATGTAAATAAGCAAGTTTTCTGCCTAATGTTTCATAATGTTTGAATTCAGCAAAGGTTTCAATTCTTGGAATGCGTGGTAAAGCTTTAGTTAAGTTATCAGCATACTTAGTGCGATATTCTGTATTATGTAGATAACCATAAATGTGGTAAAAGAGTTCTTCTTTAGTTATCTTTTCATGATAGAAGTTAGCAAAATGAGCTAATCCCGCATTTGTAATTCCATCTCTCCGTTGATACTTTTTGCCACTCTTGCCAATAAAGATGTTCGTTGCATCAATAGAAAGAGAATCGTTTATTGGTTCATAGAGGTATAGTGGGAATAGTTGAGTGGCAGATATTGCACCTAAATCTGTTATTGTATCACTCATCAGTACAGAAAAACTATTTGCACCAATTGAACTCACACCAATAACCCTATTCTCCACATATTCCTCTGGGAAAAGTTGTTGCATTTGATAAGTTCTGTTAAGAATATCTGCTTTGTTATAGCAATAACATTTAGTAAAAGGACGGTATAAAGCTGTTATTATTTTATTTACATCAAATATTTTGTTTGCTTCTCTAGAGATGTCATATCTGTAATCTCTAGACCAACTTATCCACTTATCAACTACAATACCTGCCTTTTTCTCTGTTTCATGTAGATAATTAGCGATAAATTTCTCGGCATCCTTGCCTTTTGGTTGGTTCTTGCGGGCATCGCTGATCTTGTAAAGTTCCAACTGTTCATTATAATAACCAATCATTCTTTGTACATTTTGAGCTAACTTTTCGGGTGAATAGTTATAGACCCAAGCATCACGACTGGTTGCTAAACCTCTTGAATAGTTCTCAAATATCGTTACTTCGCTCTTGTTTTTTTTGTTTCCTAATACAATATGTTCGTAAAAACTTTCTGTTCGTTGATTTAGCCAATCATGGTATTTGTCTGGTATTAAGTTCTGCCATAAATTCAATTTAGTGATATTGCCAACAGACTTTAATTCTGTAATTTTCTTTAGTTTAGTTTCACGATTGAGATAATCACCAATATCATAATAGTAAATATTATGTTCTGTTTTGTTGGGATTTTTAACGAGTATCGTGATGGCAATTGGGGTTCGTGTTCCTTCTCCGAATATATTGCCGTTTTCTTGTCGCCTTTTCTCGCCTGATGTTCTAGCATTTCCCCTCAAATTAAACACATATATGCTGGTAAATTCTCTTGCTAAGCAATGCCTTAAACCATCTGCAGAGTTTGAATCTAACCAGCCTGCATTAGTAATAAATCCAATTACTCCGTTGTCTTTAATCCTATCGCTTGCCCAGCGAATAGCCCGAATATATGAATCATAAAGAGAGTTTTTATTGGTGGCAGTTGTGCTTTTAACATAACTTTCCTCAATACTCTTGTCTAATTTGGGATATTTAACATTCTGATTATTATCATTTCCGCTCTTTTGTCCCGCAGAATAAGGAGGATTTCCAATTATCACCCGAATAGGTGCTTTCTTTTGCTTTGCACGCCGTTCGTTATTGTCTTTTAACTGTTGAGATGTCAATAAATCCTCTTTATCCTCATTTAATTGGAATGTATCGGTCAAACATATACCGCTAAACTGTTTATGCTCTTTGGTTTTATGATGATAAACTGACTCAATATTGATGGATGCGATGTAATATGCTAGTAAAACCAGCTCATTTGCGTATATTTCGGTTTGATACTTGTATTTTAACTGGTCAATTGTCAATACATCACTCTGTATCAACCTCGTTATGAATGTGCCAGTGCCTGTGAATGGGTCGCTTATATGGACATTTTTATCACCCAATTCCTGCTGAAACTCCAGTTTTAATATGTCATTAACGCTATGAATGATGAAATCTACACATTCAACAGGCGTATAAACTATGCCTAATCTTTCAGTCAATCGTGGAAAAGCCTTCTTAAAAAATGTATCGTAGAGTTCAATAATTATCGTTTGGCGTGATGTGTCGTCGCTAATTCCTTCAATTCTCTTTTGAACCGCAGAATAAAAGCTTTTCAGACTCTCTGTATCTTGGGTCTCAAAGCTCTTGAGAACAGTTTGCATTGATTGCGATATTGGGTTGTTTTCAGTAAAACTGTAGTCTTGAAATAAGGCATTAAACACTGGTTTTGTGATGATATGCTGTGCCAACATCTCTATAACTTCAGCGGGGGTGATGCTATCGTTCAACTGACTTTTTAACTCATTGACAAAATGATTGAAAGCTTGAGATGAAGTGGGATTAGTGGAGATTTGAGAGGTGATGCTGTTAATTACAGTTGTTGCAACATCAAATAGTAAATTTTTATTAATCATTAATCTACCATATATTTATTATTTGTTATAATTTGTATGTGCTTGTATTTATTTGTCTGATAAAGTTCATCACTTATCTACTCAACCATTAACAAGCACACTAGTAAATTCTATCTTATAGATGCAATTTTAAGAGTATTTAGCACAGCTTGATGCTTTTCATCAATAGTGTTGTATGTTTGTTTAAATTGTGCTTTCGTAATAAAATATCGCTCACCTTTACCGCCAACATTCACTACTATATAATGAGTATCAATATGAGCTGTTGCAGCCCCCTCTAATGTGTTTAGATACATTGTTCCATCAACAAAGTAATCTATTAAATCTTTGCCATTATCATAAGTTTGTTTATATTTATAATCATAATATTGAATAGCAGTTTCTTTTATTGCCCACATATCATTCTCCCTTTATAATTTATGTAATTCATTTTTATACCGCATTAAATTATTATTCACTCCAATCATTATTGTTTATTCTATATTTTAGATTTTCTAACTTAGCTTCTATATTTGATATTTCATTTAATAGTTGCTCATACTCTATCACTATATCTTTTATGCAGCTGTCACTCTTAATATCTTTAGAGCATTTGCTAGCGAAAACAAAAACAAAGCTAGGGACATTTACCAAGTTTAGCTCTTGCATTACACACATACTATAAAATGCTGCTGATACCATATAGTGATATACATTAATAGCATGTTGAACTTTTGATAATGAACTAGTAGTTTTTAAGTCTACTATGCACCCATTAGGGAACTCATCGCATGGATTAATCCAATAATCAATCTTTGACTTACAAGATAAAAACCCATTGCATGTAAAGTATTCCCAATCAAACTCTTTCTCAGCGACACCTTCATTGAAATATCTAGCGCTTAGCGTAGACATCAATTTGAATTTTAATGTCATTGCCATTGTATAATCTGCCGCAGACATATAATTTTTTTTGCTAGATTTATCTCTTGAGTAATCATTAGAGAATTTATCTGGCTCTAATATGCATGAATGAACTACAGTTCCAGTTACCATTGCTTCTGTAGCAGAAATTTTCGGTTCTGTACCTAATATATATCTTCGATGATATAGTGCAGGACCAGATAATTTTTCATCATTAATAATTGATTTACCACCGTATATAAAATCTTTTAGTGAAGAAGAGCTAACTGCATCTCTTGAATAATAATCTTGCATTATTTAGCCCCTTCAATAATATTTAGAAGATATTTAACAGCTGATTCATACTTGGGTGAATCTTGATTATTCTTTAATGCATTGATAATAGGGTGAAACCCATTAGTGGTATACTGCGATATATTTTTTATATTGCTAGCTTTATCTATCAAATCAGTTAAATAACTAACTTTAGAAATAGCCTCTTCATTACCAATAGTTAAATCCTTAATCTTATCAGCTGCGCCTTGTATAAACGAAGCTTTTATAGCTGATATAGTTTTGTCATTATTATCATTTGCTTTTGCTATCTCCTTATCATTACTAACACAATCAGTATCATCTACAGCTGAAATTCCAAGTATGGAAAGTAACCCCACTCTTTGACTATACGTTGTGGCTTTGGCAGATTCTTGTTGATTCACTAATGTATCATGTCCAGATGCTATATGAATAGGGAGAATAACACTTTTTGAAGTTAATGTCTTAACATGTGTTAATGTTGTAGTGTTGTGCCATACAGTAATTATCTTTTTACTATCTGTTATAGTATTATATGATTTGTTTTCTACATGTGTTTCAATATCACCAATACATGATATAAAAGTAGTAGATTGAGACTCTATTACTCCAAAATTAGAAAAAATAGGAGAGAAAATTTCTCTTATAGTCTCTAATGATATGTATCTATACCTAGTAATAGGCTTGTTATTCTTATCATTTATTTTAACTGCTTTATCCTTATAAAGATGTGTATTATTGTCATTGAGATATGCTATAATATAAAATATAGCTTCTTCTATATTATGTATTTCTATTTGTTGTGTATTTACGGTATTATCCATTTTTTATTTCCTTTGTTAAATATTCTTTGATTTCTTTAATAGCTTCATCTGCTCCATAACACACAATTGCTCGAAACCCTTGTGTGTTATAGAAATTAATCGTTTCTATTTGTTCTAGTGAAATCTTACCTCCCTTTCTCTTTAATTCTATAAACAATCCGCTAAAATATAAATTACTTACTGGTAGAAAAATATCTGGTACGCCCTTTGTCAGACCAGCTTTACTCATTTTCTTTGCTTTTAATGCTGTTAGTTCTCCTTCTAATGAACAGTGCATGTACTTGATGAGTGGGTATCTTATTTGATTTAATTTAGCCCATGCAAATACCAAGCATTGCTCTTGATACTCACTAGCAATACTTTTATTTTTCATTATAACTAAAACCTTTTAGTGATTATTTTAGTAATTCTTTTAATGGTACTAATTTTCTCTCCAGCATGGCATCAAAGATTATTTGTATTTCTTGTGGTGCTCTTTGTTTTTTTCTATCTTCATGTTCTTGCAGGGACTTTTTTGCGTTAATATCCTTTTTTGATTCAGAGTAAAACTCTTTGACATAGGATAGATTATTTTTTATACTATATTCTATAGAACTAATTAGAATACCTTTAGCCCTTAATTTATCCATAAAAAGCTTTTTCATAGATTTCCCATCACCATCAACATAAGACATTGAAAATATTTTTTTACCTAATTTTATTACATGAGATAGCCAAGCACGCACAACTATATTTTCTTCCAATGAGTATTCTTTAATATTTATATTATTAACATCAAAATCATTGCTGTGAATTATTGAGCTGTCTTGACTATTGATACACTTAGGTTGATTGATAATATTATTATTTTCACCCCCATGTTCGGTTATTAACTCTCTAACAAATGGCTCATTAAATAGATAATGGTTAGTATTATCTGACCAACATTTACGGTCAGGATTTCTAGATATTATTATTAACTCTAGCTCATGCATCAATCTCACTGCAGATGAAAGTGTAGAAATAGAATACCTACAAAACATCATTTCCCGTAATTCTGGGAATGTTATACTTTCAATCAATTTATCTTTGCTGCAATTACCTCCATTTTTTAGTAATTTTTCTGCGTAATTGTTGGCAAAAAAATAAAGTAAGTCTACCACTGTCCATTTTTTAACTGTTGGTATAAGAGCATGACAAATAGTAACCGATTGCTCAAAAGTTAAATTCATTTCAATAATCCTTTTTATGTTAACGGAAGTCAGTATAGCACAACTTAAATTAGCGTCAAATAAATTTAACGGAAGTCAGTATAGCACAACTTAAATTAGCGTCAAATAAATTTAACGGAAGTCAGTATAGCACAACTTAAATTAGC